CTTGTTCTAATTGATTTTGACTTTCTGCAAACAACTTAGCCCTAACATCACTATCAGTAAGTTCTTTAAAGTAAGTTTGTCCAGATAACCACGCAAACAATACACAACACATCATTAAATCATCGTGGTGTCCTTCTTCTGCTTGATATGACTGTCCGTGAAGAACAAATGAAGACATCTCTGCAACTATATCATAATCTTCTAATAAAATCTTATTAGACTCTACCATTGTTTTTAGATTAGAACAACCGATTTTTTTGACTGCTTTAGTTGTTCTCACACCAAGTTGTGATTTACCACCACTAAATCCACCACCAACTATTTGACCAGCACGACCTCTCATACTTGCCATAATTAAATTATCATACTCTAAATCAAACTGAAGTGCATTTGCAACTTGGTCACCAATATCATTTACTTCTACTAAAACAAATGCTTGATTGTATGCAAGTGCAACATCTTTAATAATATTAGGAAATAACATAGGTTTTATTTCATTGTTTTTATATTTTGCAACCATACGATATGGTAGTTTAGATACATCAACAACTATAAATGCAGATGCATCACCTTGAATACCTCTGGCTACATCTGCAACAATCACATATGTGCGACCCTTTTTAGGTTTCTCATATACATCAAGACCAGCATTAGATGTTAAAGGTGTTCTCAAAGGTATTGTTTTTATTTTAGATGCACTTATTAATGTGTTTGTAGAACCTAAGAACTCACACTCAAATTCTTTTTGAAACTGTGCTTCACTTGTATTTGCAATCGTTTCTTTTTTCCATTTCTCATCTCTGCCTGGTACTTCAGACCAATGAACTTCTATCGGCACATAAGTATTCTTTTTTGTTTCTGCATCTGTCCATAATTTATAATACATATTCATACCGTTTGGTGTTGATACAATAATCACCTTTGTAGATTGACCAGATGAAATAGTAGGATAAACTGAACTAAAAAACTCTTCTGCAATATTTGTAGGTACAAACGCAAACTCATCTAAAAATATCATATTGTATGAACCACCACGAACTGCACTTGATGATGTTGAAGCTGCAACTATGCGTGAACCATTTTCTAATTCTAAACTACCTTTATTCCACGATAGTATTCCTTGTTGCAACCATTTAGGTAAATGTTCATATGCAAGTTGTAATCTAGATAAAATATCTCTTGCAGTTGCAGCTTTGTTTGCAAGTATTGCTACATTCATATTTTGATTAAATAAAACATAATGTAATATATACGAAACCATTGTGGTTGTTTTACCAGATTGTCTAGGTAGTTTACAGATTGTAAAACGATTGTTGTGAAATGTACCAACCATTTCTTTTTGAAAAGGGTACATATCAAATGGTATTAAACCTTTATCTAATGATACAATTTTTATATATTTTTCTATAAAATATTGTGGGTCATTCATACATTTTTGAAACTCAAGAATATTTTCTTTTGTAAACTCTTGACTTACAAATGCTTTCTTTAAATTAGGATTTCCTAGATATTGATTTTCTATGCCCATTGTAGTGAAACACCGTGAATAGTATTAATATGAGATAATCCAGCACCTACTATTTTCCAACGAACTTGAACTTGAGGACTTGCAGTACCAGTCAAAGGTGTACTACCAGTAAATATTTTAGTTCCACTTGAACCAGTTACATAACCACTATCCGTTAAAGTTATTGCATTGAAAGTTGTATTATCTCTAGTTGCAGATGCACTTAATTCTGAATTTAATGCACTATTAATTTCTGCAAATAAAACTATTCTTGCTTTTGTTGGTACTGAGTTTGCAGTAAATGTATCTGAAACTAAGGTTGTTGATGTATCTGATATAGTGCCTTGAATTTCTTTGACGACAACAATACCTGACCCACCATCTCCACCATATGCACCTCCAACTGGTTGTGGATATGGGGGAGTATTTCTTCCACCAGCTCCACCACCACCACTATTTACAGCACCAGGCAAGCCAGGAAACCTTCCAGAATGTGCTGGGTCAACAGTAGGGTTTGTATCTCCACCACCAAATACCACTGAAGTTCCTTGTGGAACGGCCTCATCACCGCCCCCAGCACCACCACCAGCATAACCAACTGATGTAACACCATCAGCAATATTATAATATAGTCCAATACCACCCTCTCCAGCAGTATCTCCTTCAGCATCTCCACCAACACCTCCAGCACCTCCGCCTCCACTAGAAGTATAATATGGGCCTGAATCTGTTTGGTTTACACCACCATCATTTCCAAATCCGCCAGGTGAATTTACAGGCAGTATACTTGGTGTCAAACCAGTTGGATGATTACCAACTTGAGTTGAAGTTTCAGCAGCAGAGCCAGGAGTGTAAGGGCCACCACTACCACCAGCTGCACCGCCACTACCGCCTGAGTGATATTGTGGCCCACTTAACGGATTATACGGATGATTACCAGCAGTTAAATAACCACCACCAGCACCGCCACCCTCACCTATGAGAGGCCCAAAAGACGAATCACTTCCAGTCTGTCCAGGCGAATAAATTTGACCATCGGAAGGCCAGCTCAGTTGTGGATGTTTATAACCACCATATTCACCAGTTCCTACACGACCATCTGGTCTTGCAGTAGGCGTATAAGGATATGAGACAGGAGAACTAACTGGAGGGTTATATCCAGCACCATTACCACCAGCACCTACTGTCACTGCAACTGTACCACCAGGCGTTACTGGATAATTTGGATAGTAGATTAAACCACCAGCACCAGCACCTCCACCTTTAGTTCTATTATATCCACCAGAACCACCACCTCCACCACCTCCAACGACTAATACATTAACATTTGTAACACCAGTCTCAACTGTGTATGTGTGAGGCCCAGTTGATAAAAATGAAAATATATTTTCAGTTGGTGGAGTAGAAGAAACAAAACCAGAACCACCAGAATAAAAATCTGAAGAACTATCATATGTTACATTAGAATTTTCGGCAGTGTCTATACCACTTTCATCGTTAAATTCATCAACAATACCATCTTTTAAATTAAATACTGTAAGTCCCTCTGAAACTGCCATTTTAAAACCTAATACACCAATATTAAAATTATTTGTGTCTGCTTGTGCTACACTTGCAGCCTGAAATCCACCAGCACCATTTAATACATCTGATGCACTACCAGGCAAGTTTAATTTAGTTGCTGATATACTTGCTTGTGGTGATATATCTGCGTTGGTAATAGTATTGTCTAATATTTCATCTGAACCAATACTGTTATCTGCAATTTTATTACTATCTAATGCATTATCACCAATAAGATTTTTATTTACTTTTGTTATTCCCATTGTAATGATACTCCGTGAATTTTATTTTCAGCAGTTTGATTACTTCCAACTATTTTCCATCTAAGTTGCACTTGTGGACTCGCAGTTCCAGTTAATGAAGTTGAACCAGTAAATATTTTAATACCAGAACTTCCTGCTTCATATCCTTCATCTGTTAGAGTTATTGCATCAAAGGTTGTGTTATCTCTGGTTGCAGAAACTGATACATCTGTATTTAAATCATCATTTATCTCTGCAAACAAAACTATTCTTGCTTTTGTTGGTACTGAGTTTGCAGTAAATGTATCTGATATCAATGTACTACTTGTAACTGTAGCTAATGACTCCATTTCTAATACAACTATTTGTCCACTACCACCTAAACCACCTCTGTGGTCTGCATATGAACCACTTGGCCCACCAGCAAAAGAACCACCTCCACCACCAGTATTTGCAACACCATCTCCACCTCTTGAATTTGCCGCTGGAGTTGTAGTTGGGCCTGGATAATGACTTCCGTCTCCACCACCTCCAGTTCCACCTTCAGTTTTACCGCCTGGGTGATAAGAACCACCACCTCCGCCACCACCGACAAAACCATCTGGGTGACCATAACCAGCAGGAAACCAATTTAATTGTGGATTAGGAGGGCCTACTGCAATACCAGCACCTCCAGTACCACCAATAGACGGCCCTGCATCACCACCTACGGCACCAGCACCACCGCCACCACCGCCACCATAATTAGAGCCTGGATTCATTTCACCACCATCAAATCCTTGTTGTGTTAAATCACCAGCTGGGTGTCTACTTTCTCCAGTTTCACCTTCACCTACTACACCTTCAGAATATCCAGCACCACCACCAGAACCGCCTGGAGCACCATCTGTATATTCTAAGCCAGGAAATAATGGGTCTTGAGAAGGTTCATTAACAGTATAT